GAGTAATGCGGAACACCAGGTAGCCCAGCTTGCGAGCAGTGGCGCGGATCTTGGCCAGCGCGGCGTTGTCGACCTTGAGCGACCGGATGTCGATCGTGGCCGTCTCGGCGCTGTTCTTGATGGTGCGCAGCTTCTCGGTGGTGTCCAGCAGCGTGCCGATGTCCTCGGTCTTGCCGGCGCCGCCGCCGAGCTGGTACTGGGTGGACTGAGCCAGCGTGGCCCACGCGGTGACGGGGACGAAGTTGCCGCTGGTGAATGCCGAGAAGTTGGTGGTGTCGATGTCTTGCAGCGTGAAGTCGTCATCGCCGGGCGAGCCCTGCGTGTTGACGCGCGCGGCCTGGCCGTCGATCTGCTCCATGCCGACCACGCTGGAGAAGTAGCCGGCGCTGCCGTTGACCAGGGCGTGGTTGTTGGCGGTGACCAGCGGCGTGGTGCTCAGCGAGATGGACTGGACAGCCACCGATGCGCCTTCGGTGATGCCGACTTCGACCTTGACGCCGGCGCCGATGATGATTTCGTTCGAGGACATGACGATTGCCTTTCAGGACAAGAAGACCGGCACCGCCGGCAGACGAAAAAGAGCCCGCTCGCGGCGGGCTTGTTGCGGAACTTGGGTGGACCTTGGTCAGGTCCAGATGTCGATCAGGAAGACGGCGGCCCGGACCTTGACTTCTGGATCCAGGCCGTCCGGCTCGTTGCCGTCGCAGTAACGGCGGGCCGCAGCAAGCGCTGCGATGGCCTGCGCTTCCAGCGCGTCGGACTGGGCGCGGGTCTCGCCCCAGCACTCGACGTGGAAGGTCTCCTTGGTGGCGTGCAGGCTACCGTCCAGGCCTCGAAGGCGCTCAACCTCAACGCGGCGGAAGATGATGAAGGGGTATGCGTCGTCTTCGTCGGCCGCATCCTGGCGCACCCTGCCGGCCGCATCGGTTGGGAGTGGGCTGCCGGCGGTGAGCGCGGCGCGGATGATCTCGCCGCCGGTCACTTGGCGGCCTTTCGGTTCAGGCGCACGAAGTAGGCCGTCAGGTAATTGGTGATCGCCGGAAGCGACTGGCTCGGCATGACGCCACCGGCGATCTGCAGCGACGGCTTCGGGTTCTTGTTGCGGCGAGTGGCGAACACCACCCAGCGCCAGTAGAAGGGATCATCCGGGTTGTCGGCGCTGCGGCGGCCGGTCTCGGCCTTGAAGGTGGCAATGGCCGCCTTCTTCAGCGGCGCGAAGTTGACGAACACGCCGACGTCGCCGGTCTTGTTCACGTCCTTGCTGACGCGGATCTTGAGCGCTCGGCGCAGCGTGCCGGCGCGTCGAACCATCTTGCCGCGCTTGTAGACGTCGGCCGTGAGCTTCGGCGTCTCTTTCACGGCGCGGTCCAGCACCGGCGCAGCACCGGCACGCAGCGCGCGCAACGCCGGGCCGCGGCGCAGCTCGGGCGCCAGCTGTGCCAGCTCCGCCGTCAACGCTCGGATGCCGCCCATGGTGATCTTGCTTTCATCGGCCATCGGTCGGCCCTGCCTTGCTCATGATGTCGATCCACTCGCGGCCGATCTCGATCGGAATGCCCTTGATGTCGTAGGTGAGCTTCTGGCCGTCAAGCTCCACGACGCGCATGGTCTCGTCGACGCCCTTTCGCCACCTGATTCGCCACCTGGTGGTGACCTCGCTCTGCGCCTGGGCGGCGGCAAAGAACTCGCGGCCGCGCAGTGGGTTCTTCTGCGCCCACACGGTGGCGACAGGCGTCCAGCTGTAGGTGACCTCGCCGCGCGAGTTGCTTCCCTTGACGCGGCGGTCGATGCGCACGCGCCTGTCCAGGTTGCCGGCGGTAGTCACGCGAAGCCCTTGCGCAACTTTAAGGGGCCGAGAAAGAACGTGACCCCCATCGGGATGGTGGTGAGCGCTCGCTCGACCGAGGCCTCGCGGTTGCGATAGAGATGGCCGATGATCAGCAGCATGGCCGTCTTGATGCTCTTTGGCAGCGGCGCCAGCAGCGGGCTGTCGTCATCGAGCGAGTAGCCCACGGTGTAGCGGACCGTCACCGTGCCGATGGCAGATGGCCACAACTCGCCATCGTTGAGCACGATGGCCGTCGCGTCGTCGTCGATGCCGTAGGTCAGCGGATCGACGGTGGCCGCGTTGCCGTCAGCATCGGTGTAGGCGATCGACTCGACCGCCAGCACGGGGCCGGACTGCAGCGTCATCGCGCCAGCAGGAAAGCTCGCGAACGCGACCTCCACTACCGTGGGCGAGAAGATGCGGCCGGTGTAGGCCTCGCACCACTCACGCGCCGCAGCGATGAAGACCTCGATCAGATCGTCATCCTCATGCGCGGGCGGGCTGCCTTCGGCATCGACCCGGCACTGCTTGCGCGCCATGGCCAGGGTGATCGGCTCACCGATGGCGGGGGTGATGATCTTCATGTCGATGCTCAGGCTGCGGCGCACTCGGCGCAGGCGGTCTGGCTGACGTCGCCGGCGAGGTGCGCGCGGCGCAGGGCCTGGTACTTCAGGGAGTTCCAGCCCTCCATGAATCCGACCTGCCGCAGATCGGCCATGGCCAGTGCGCCGGTGGCGCCGTTGCCGAAGCAGCAGGCCGACAGCAGGCCATCCTTGGTGACGTGGCCCTCGGTGAAGACCGACCAGCAGGGGATCGGCTCACGCATCGCGGCCAGGCGGCCGGGGTTGCCGGGCTTCGGTGCCATGCCGGCGGCCTTGCTGGCCCCGTCCATTGAGTAGAGCGGAAGCCAGTAGTGCTCATCCACGAACGGCCGGATCTCGTCCACCAGGGCGCGCATGCGAGTGCCTTGCTCGCCATCAAAGGCGATGCTGCTGGCGTACAGGCCGCACTTGAAGCCGCCCTCGTCGCGGATGGTCCTGGCGGCCTTCAGGTTGTCGATCGAGCGCTGCCAGTTGGAGCCCGACACGCGCGCCACGCTGGCCAGTTGGTCGGCGTCGGTGAAGTTGAGCGAGAACTTGAGGCTGTCGAGCCCGGCGTTCATGCAGTCGCTGACCCGGCCGGGCTTGGCCGCGCTGCCGTTGGTGGTGAGGAAGACGTAGGGGAAGCCAACATCCTTGGCCTCGCGGATCGCCTCAGGCAGCCACTTGCACGTGAAGGACTCGCCGATGTAGAAGACGCCGAGCTCTTCGACGCCGGCGGCGCGCAGCTCGCGGATCACGCGCGAGTAGAGCGCGCGGTCCATGTGGCCATCAGCCTCGTGCAGCGACTTCGTGCAGAAGCTGCAGGCGTAGTTGCAGGTCGCGGTGATTTCGATCTTGACCGAGCGCGGCGCCGGCAGAACCTCGCCGGCCATGTTGCCGATCGCTGTGATTGCGTCGATGCGCTGGGTGATCATGCATGCTCCATCATCTTGGCGAGTTCGGCGCGCCAGAGCTCAGCCCCGGGCGCGTCGTGGTAGTGGGGGAATGCCGGCGTGCCGGCGGTCCAGTGCAGCAACTTGGCGCCTTCGATCGGCTGGCCTTCGTCCGCAAGGACGTTCCAGCACGACGGCAGCGCGCCGATGAACGAGTCGTTCAGCCCCATGCCGAGCTGCAGAAGCGCCATGCGGTCGGCGCGCTCCACGCTCGCTGGATCGAGGCGGCGCCACATCGGGTGGCCGCAGTTCATGAGCATCAGCGATGCCCAGTTCTTGCGCGGGTAGTCGGGGTTGTCGCACTCCATGGCGGTCCCGACGTACTTGCGTGGGTGGCGAGTCCTGTAGTCGTGCTGCACGACCTGCACGGCGTAGCGGTCGTTGCCCAGGCCATGCAGGCCGGCCACGTCGGCCAGCATCAGCATGTCGGCCGCATCGGCGAAGATCGCCCTGCCCTGGTAGCCCATCAGCCACGGCACCAGGAAGCGCGACAGCGTGAAGGCGTTGGAGCCCTGCGGCAGCCCGCAGGCATCGAGCCGGTGCACGGCCACCGGCTGCGAGGCGCGATCCAGCATGCTCGCGACGAACACATGCCAGCCAATCGACTCGCGCGAGTCGTGGCCACAGAAGACGTGGATCATGTGAGCGCTCTTCCAGCCGTCCCACGATTGACTTTCACGCGCCGCGCGTAGAAGGCGTCCAGCGTGGCAGTCTCGTGCATGTGCGAGAAGTAGCGCTTGTAGAGCACATGCGGGCAATCGCCGGGCGCCGCAATCACCGCGATCTGGCCGTTGTTGTGGCGCAGGCAGACCAGCTCCTGTTTCTCCGCAGCAACGCGGCAGGCTCGCGCCGTGTCTACAAAGGAAGTGATCAACGCGCCGAGTTCGATCACGCTGGCTTCCTCGCTTCGATCCTGAAATCCCGCACGCCGCGGCCGGCCGGATGAAACTGCGTCTCGCGCTCGGTGATGCCGATGAACCCCGCAGCCCTGACCAGCGGCGACAGCGTGTCGAAGGTGTAGGACCAGCGATGCAGCATGAATTCGTCGCGCAGCGTGGCGTCGCCGAACAGGCCCCACATGCCGAGCTGGTCCGGGTTCTTGCCGGGCCGGCTGCGGCGCTCCAGGATGTTGCGGCAGCACTTGATCAGGTCGGGCTGCTCGAGCGCCAGCAGGCCGCCCGGCTTCAGCAGCCGCGCCCACTCGGCCAGGGCGCCCGGCACTTGCCAGGGCAACAGGTGCTCGATCAGGTGCACGGCCAGCACCTCGTCGGCGCAGCCGCCGGGCAGCGGGATGTCGTTGGCCGGGGCCACGATGTCGGCGGCCGGCCGGTTCACGGCATCAACGCCGGTGTAGCCCGGCAGCCGACGGTTGCCTGCCCCGATGTTCAATCGCATGACGTCACCTCGTTGATCCAGGTCCAGGCCTGCGCAGCCTCGCTGCAGTGCCATTCCCACCACGACAGCCGGCGCAGGAAGTCCGCGCGCTGCTCTCTGCTCGGGTTCGCGTTGCCGGCGTACAGCGCCGCGGCCGCGCCGGCGTCGCACTCCACTGGGATGCCCACCAGACAGGCGTCCACGGCGACATTGCTGTGCCTGCAGACCACCAGCGAGCAGCCGAACAGCGCATCGAAGATCGACCCGCCCTGCCGCATTGGCAGATCGGCCAGACGCTCTGCGCGCCTACCCTTCGGCCGCCACTCGATGGCGCGGCCTGGAAATCTCTTCCGCAGGTCCGCAAGCTTCCGCAACTCCCACTCTTGTTCGGCGAAGCCGTAGGCCCTGCACGACTTCGCGCCCTGGCCCACCAGCAGGATCGGGCCGTCAGAAGCGCAGGCCTCGCCCAGTTGGAAGGTGCGCCGGGCCGGCCGATCACCCACCATCGCGAGTTGCGCCGGCGTGGGGTGCAACACGTCCACGGCCAGGCGCATGCTTTCGATGCGATCCCAGTAGCCCATGTCCCACATCACCACCCTGCCGCCGCGCGCCAGGTGCCGCCTTGCCAGCGCCTGTTTCTGCGGCGCGCCGGGGCCGTAGATCATCAGCACCTGGTGGTTTCCGACGTAGCTCGAAGTGATCGAACTGCCGACCGGCGCGGCGGCGCCCATGGCCTGCAGGAAGCGCTCTCCGCGCGCCGTGATCGGCGACTCGATCAGGATCTCGGCGCCGGCTTCTGACACATGCTCTCCAGCCACGCACGATAGGTGCGTGCGACCGATTCAAGGCTCGGCGCCACCGATCGCATCCAGCCTGCGGCGCGATCCCGCTCGGCATGCGGCGTCAGCGCATCGAAGGCCCGCGACAGCTCCTTCGGGTTGTCGGCCCACTTCTCGGCGGTGCCGATGGCGTGCTCCAGGTAGCCGGCCTCCCTGCAGCCGATGAACGGGGTGCCGCTGCCCTGGGCGTTGGCCAGCTTGACGTTGCTCTTCCAGTGCCGCGGCGCGTAGCCGGTGGCGTCGCGCAGCGCCAGCACGATGTCCACGTCGGCCAGCGACCCGGGGTTGACCGCGAAGCGCCAGCCGCGGCGCCGGCACTCGGCCTCGATGGCGTGGCGCCACCCGGCGATGTAGGCCTCGGCCCCCTCATAGCCCACTGTGGCCACTTGCTCGCGCACCGGGTTCTGCGCCAGACCTGGTCGGGCATGGTGTGCCAGCGCCAACACCGGCAGGCCGAACTCAGCGCAGTCCATTGCCATGTGCGCGGTGGCGGCAACGATGGCACGCGGCTTGAACATCGCGATCTGCCCGCCCAGCCATGCCATGCACTGCGTGCGGTCCCACTCGTTTCCGTGAGGCTGCGGCCAGGCGTCAACTACATCCCATATCAGCGGCACGCCGGCGGCGCGAATCCTGGCTGCCAGTTCCACGGGCGCGCGCTTGACGATGACGGCTGCATCGAACCCGCCGACGTTGTGCGCGTTGGCCGCGACGGTGGCGCCGATGGCCTGGCCAAGCTGTTCGCCGCGGATCTTCCATGAGCCGGATGTGCCGCGGCCCGTGATCAGGATCTTCACGCTGCAGGCCTTTCGCCGAACGCCAGCACCTCGGTGCGAGCGAAGAACGGGATGCCGCCGTCCACCCGGTGGATCGCTGGAACCATGTCGTTGTGCTTCAGGCTCTCGTGCGCGTAGACCATGTGGTGCCCGGCGATGCCGGGCAACAGCGCCCCGATGCCCTCCTTGCTGAAGCGCCAGAAGTCGCTCGGGTAGGCGTGCACTCGCCAGACGAAAGGCGCAGTGAGGAAGAGCGTGCCGCCAGGCAACAGCAGCCGCTCCAGGTTGGCCGCCAAGAGCCATGGGCGGCGCGAGTGCTCCAACACGGACAGGCAGTCGATGTGCGCGAACTGGCCCAGGCCTTCCGGCAACGGCGCCTCGAGATCCAGCACCAGGTCGACGCCCTCGCCGGCCTGCTGGTCGACACCCACTGCTTCGGAATAGCGCCGGCGGCGGTCCTCGCGCTCGCTGAAGACGCGCGACCCGACGACAAGCGCGCGGCCGAGTGCCGGCGTCGCGTACTTGCTTTCGAAGAGATCAACCAGCGTGCGCGAGTCGGGCAATTGGTTCTCCTGTCCTGACTTCCTCAAGCGTCCACTGCGCCCAAGCCATGCGCCTGAACATGGCCAGCCGTGCCGCGTCATCACGCATCGCCGGAGCGCCGTACTGGCTCAGCGGGAGCGCAGCGCCGGCGCCGATCCACTGCGGGAAATCGCACCACACCGGGATGCCCATCAACAGGGCGTGCAGTGCCGCCCCGCTGTGCCACGTCACCACCTCGCGGGCCCGGCGAAGGTCATCGGCCAGCGGAACTGCTGGGCCCTGGCCGGGGTGCTGCCTGATGCGGCCGCCGATGCGGCGCTGCACCCCCTCGGCCCACCGGTGCGGGCTGGCGATGCCGCATTCACCAATACCACGCTGCCCCAGGATCACTGTCTCAAGGCCGCCGGTGCGCCAGGGCGCCAACTCGACGCCCCATGAATCCCAGCGGGCCGGGCCACCGTCTACCCATCGGCCTGCGCCGGCGTGGTGGTCAAGCGCCAGAGAAAACCATTCGGCGCCGCGCCAGACTTTGCCGAGGTATCCGTTCTCCACCACCAGCACGGTCGCGCCGTGCCGCCTGAAGTTCCACGCCTGCTCGGCGGCGCCGGCGTACAAGTTCCAGGAAACCAGCAGATCGCCGGGCCGCGGGTCTGGGATGGCTGAAACGATCTTGAAGCCGGCTGCCCGCAGGCCGACGTCGAAGGCCTCACGCCTGTAGTGCGGCGATGCGCGCAGCAGGTTCAGCGCTCGTGGCAAGCTCTTGCTCCAGATCGGACCGCCGGAAGCACTGCAGTGCGCTACCCGGGCTCACGTTGACGACATCGACGCCGCGCGCAGACAGCAGCGGCGCAAGAACCGCCATCCGCCGGCAGCACACCTCGAAGAACTCTTCTGTGGTCTCGCGCAGGCCGGCCGGATGCTTGCCGTGCCAGTGCTCACCATCGCGGCGCGTCATGTCGAAGCCGCACAGCAGCACGCGATGGGCACCCGACTTCACGGCAATTTGCAGGGCCTGCGCGCCGCTGTTGCCGTAGGTGTGCACGCAGTCCAGGTCGTCGCTGTAGCCGAGCTGGCCGGCTACGCGCAGGAACTCCACGCCCTTGACGCGCTGGCACGACACCCGCAGGCCGGCGAACTGGCGGGCTGCTGCGTGGTCGGGGTGCTGCCAGAACTCCAGGTCTGCCGCATAGAGCATCCACGCC